ATCTTGAGAAATCCAGTGCCGCACTTCCTGGCGTTGTTGAACAACGTTTCAACCAGCTTCAAGAAATTGAAGCTGTGTTGGAATACCTGAATATTGAACTTAGACGCACTCGTAGTAAGGCGTTTAAGAAATACTTAGAGAATTATCAACGTGCTCTAAGCTCACGCGATTGTGAGAAATATGTTGACGGTGAGGCCGACGTAGTTGACCTAGAAAAGATTATCAACGAATTTGCATTGTTGCGTAATCAATGGTTAGGAATTATTAAGGGCCTTGATATTAAACAATGGCAGGTTTCTAACATAATCAAACTTAGAACTGCCGGAATGGAAGATGTGCATATCTAATGTTTGTCGAAACACTAATACAACGTCTAGCGTGTGGCGACACGTTCCTATTCGAACCTGAGCTTGTATCTCCTGGTTGGGAAAAGAATTTTGTCGAGTCATTAGCTACTCAATTATCTTCTGGTAACACCCTTACTGAAAAGCAAGCGGCACTATCTATTAGACTTCTAAAGAAATATCAAAATACATTAGAAGTATTTTTTAAAACTAAGATTGACTTAGACAATCCTATTTTCGCTCATCCGTTCAGAAAACTTCATATTGAAAAGACTATTACTGTGCGTAATGGTACCATACAGGTAAAGTTTCCTTATGACGAAGAAATAATTAAATCTATTCAAAACTTTGTATCTGAAGCCGCAGTAGTGCCCGAGCAGGTTTACACATCGTCGATTACTAAATCATATATTGGTGCGTGGAATCACGAAGATAAAGCATGGGCATTTAGTCTAAGAGAAGAAACTGTATTATGGTTAGGATCGAACTTACTATCTAAAAATTTTACAGCAGATGCTACATTCCTTGAGTGGTATAACACTATTAACGGAATAATCGACGATGCAAACGAATATGCAATCACCGCAGTTAAGACTAATTCTAGTTTCGAATTTAGAAATGCATCGGATAAAATTCCAGGGTTAGATACTGATAATGTCGTAGAATTCTTGTATCATGCAAAAAATTATGGTGTGAGTATTTGGGACGAATTGATCGCCGCTGATCTACAAAAAACAGAATGTTCGCCAGTTACTACTACATTATTAAATGCATCTGGAATAGTATATATCGACAGCAGAGCGTACGGGTTGGAGAATTTTAAAGACCTGTTGTTGTTTGGCGGCCCTACATTGATAGTCATTCCAGGAGGAAGTGAAATCAAACATACCGAAGCATGGCACAAGTATGCGTCGTCTATTGGAATTGAAAATAGAGATATTGCCGTTATGTTTAGAACCCCAAATCAAGACAACGGCGAATTTAATGCCTATGTCAAAGAAAATGAATTGAACAACAACATCCACGACACTACTAAAATCGTATTTGTCAGTACTAAAATTCCTAAACCGTTGGTTAAATCAGGTATAGTGTTCAATACTGTTATCAACTTAGGATACTACAATAATATGCATTTTAGTATGAACATTCTCTTGACATCACCGGCCAATATAGTGTATTATAATGATAAGAAGCCGCAAGGAGCAACTATTTGTCTACCGCCAAATTGACCATCAGAGATGAAGTCAATGTAAAATTTGAGAATTTAGATTTAGATACTAGAAAAGAATTAGTAAAAAAATTCAAGTATTTTAATCAAGCCGCACGATATCAGCCTGCGTACAAGCTAGGTCGATGGGACGGGTGTACGTCTTTCTTTGGGCTTGGCGGAACTACCTATGTTAGTATGCTCGATCAAATATTACCTTACTTGGAAAGTCAAGGATATTATATTGAGGTAGAAGATGAGCGAGTTAGTCCTGTACTAGAATTTGAAAAGATTAAAGAAGACTTTTGGGGCGACCTGTGCTGGCCAGAAGGGCATAGGTTTGCAGGCGAGCCGATTAGACTACGTGACGATCAAGTTGAAGTTGTTAATACATTCTTAGAAAACCCCCAGGCATTGCAGTCGGTAGCAACAGGCGCAGGCAAGACCATCATGACTGCTACTCTGAGTAAGATTTGTGAGAAGTATGGTCGAAGTTTAGTCATTGTACCTAACAAAAGTCTTGTAGAACAAACTGAAGAAGACTATGTCAACGTCGGGTTAGATGTTGGTGTATACTATGGTGATCGTAAAGATCTAGGTAAGACACATACTATTTGTACCTGGCAAAGTCTAAACATCCTTGATAAAAAAACTAAAAACGGCCAAGCAGATCTCATTACACTGGCTGAATTTCTTGAAGGTGTAAGTTGCATTATTGTTGATGAAGTACACCAAGCCAAGGCAGAAGTCTTGAAGAATTTACTAACACAGAATTTGCGTAATGCTCCTATTCGTTGGGGCCTTACTGGTACCGTGCCCAAAGATCCGCTAGAGTTTGAAAGCATTAAGTGTAGTCTTGGACAAGTTGTTGGCTATGTTACTGCACATGAGTTACAAGAAAAAGGTATCCTAAGTACCTGTCACGTAAATGTAATTCAAACCCAAGAATGGAGAGAATTCCAAACTTATCCTGAAGAATTAAAATATCTTGTAACAGATAGTACAAGAATGGAGTGGGTTAGTAAGTTAGTCAAAGGCATCGCAGACACCGGCAACACTCTTGTATTGGTAGATAGAATCGAAACAGGTGAATTCATGATCAATGAAATTCCTGAAGCAGTTTTTATCAGCGGTAAGATAAAATCAACAAAACGCAAGGAACAGTATCGTGAAGTGGCAACTAATGATGACAAGATTATTGTGGCGACTTATGGTGTGGCCGCTGTGGGTATTAATATCCCTCGTATTTTTAATTTGGTTCTTTTGGAAGCCGGAAAGAGCTTTGTTAGAGTTATACAAAGTATTGGACGAGGTATTCGCAAAGCAGAAGACAAGGACTTCGTCCAAATATGGGACATCACAGCCAACACGAAATACGCCAAAAGACATTTAACAGAACGTAAGAAATTTTATAAGGAAGCCAAGTATCCTTTTACAATTGAAAAGGTTAAAACTCCATGAGTAAGATCATAGTTGAAGCGTATGCACCATCTGGCATGCTGATTGACTTGTTTCCTATTACCAAAGCTGAGGATGCTGTCCCTGACTGGTTTAAAAGACTTCCTGGTAAACCTGGCGAAGATGTAAAAAATGTAAGACAATGTCCTGCCGCTAAAGAGTTGTTTTCCAAGGGTATGATAATTCCCTTGTGGGCAGATTATTCGATTGCAATCAACAATGACGGAACTGGTAATATAGATTCTGGTATGAGATTTAATAATATGAGTCCTGCCGAAGTCCATAATGTAAACGTACAAGCCGCTGGCGCCTGGCCCGGCTACACCAATATAAAATTTGTATCACCTTGGTATATTTGGTGCAGTGAACCAATTGAATGGATGTGGTCACAACCAATATGGTGGCAAAATAATCCTCAAGAATTTACCACAGTTACAGGTATATCCGAGTTTAGATATCAACACGAAAGTAACATAAATTGCTTGATTAAAAAGCCGCAGTCAAGTATAATGTTAAATGTTAAGGCAGGAACACCTATGGCGCAGTTAATTCCTTTAACTGAAAGAGATTGGGAATTAAAATTAGATGTTATGACACCTGAAGTATTTTCACGCAAGTTTTCCAAGTGGAATTTTTCATTAAATCCTGTCATGGCCTATCAAAGATTAAAAAGTATAATAACAAAGGATTGAATACCAAGATGCAGATACTAACATTAGATAACAAGACATTCTATTTGAATGATCTTCCAGAGGAGATAGACGAAGACTTTCGCTACTCAGTTTTGGACAATAGCGATCCCCAAAATCCTGATTACTTTTTTCTTCCTTTGATCTTTTTAGAGTCATTTACTGGACCTGCCGCAGTATTACAAGTTGGTCCGTACCAAGTAACTATGCCACTGGATTGGTGTACTATTGTAGGTGATCCAGAAGGCCCAGAAATGGAAGTACTGCCGTTAACAAGTCTTAATGATAGGGGATTTAGGACATTTTGTTTTAATCCATTAACCAGCTTCCGCCCCGAATTCCACGACATTGACATTATTAATGTCTACCAAGATGTAAAATGGTACTTTCCAAAGATGAAACCTGGACAACTATTAACAACACCACTTACTGGTGGCGATGAACCTATGTGTGCGTTCTTTGTCAAAGAAGTCAGCCGCCAAAGTGAAATCGTAGACTATACTAAATGTTGGTAATATGGGCAGTCTTAAACCAGGTGCA